TCTGCTCCCGGAATTAATTCCTGCTGCTATCGAGATCTTAATGATGCTTGCTCAAGCGTTGATCGAAAACATTCCGCTTTTAGTTGAAGCGGTTCCAATTTTAGTTCAGTCGTTAATAAACGGATTTATTAATTCCGATTTATTTACAAAATCGAAAGAGTGGGGCAAGGAACTCATACAAAACTTGATTGAAGGAATCCTTTCAATGTTAGCGAACCTTGGAAAGGCAGTTTTGAATGTTGCAAAGACGATATCGGAATACCTCCACTTTTCCGTGCCGGATAAAGGTCCGCTGGTGAGCGTGCCGAAGTGGATGCCGGATATGATCGACGAAATGACGAACGGAATCTACGCAAACGAAGACAAGTTGAAAACAGCAGCAGGCAGTTTGGCAAGCGCGCTGGAATCCGGAATGACCATGAACGCCAATCTTCAAAACGTCACCAAGGATCAGCAAGAAGTGATTGTGAATTCTCCGGTTTATTTGGACGGAAAATTAATCTCGAAGAGCACGGAAAAATACATCACAAGCCATCAAAGCGCGTACGCTATGGCGAAAGGAAAGTTAAATGTCAGATTTTGATTTTTTGCTTAATAATACAAAAGCGTCAGCATATGGAATTTACGCTATTCGAAGGCCGAATATTCCAACTCCGAAAAAGAGAGTGGAAAGCGTTACAGTGCCATATGTTGAGGGATCGTATATCTATGATGAAGACGTTTATGATGATATTAAATTCAGTATTGAATGCAATTTCATGGCAGAGACTGCAGAATCTTTTGCTGAAGAATCAAGAAAAGCAGCCAAATGGTGCAATACAAACAGTTCTCTAAATTCATACATAAGATTGTCGTTCACAGATGATCCGGATTATTTTTATAAAATTAAAATTCTGACGGTGTCCGATATTGAAAGAACGTCACCTCGTATCGGCGTTTTTACTATTGATGTTACCTGCGAACCGTTTCCGTATCACACCTCCGGGAATCAGTTTCTTGCTGCAACTGACGAAACCAAATTCACTAATCCGGCAGCAAATTATTATAAATCATATCCCGTTTATGTGCTGAAGGGATCAGGATCATTCGGAATCAACATCAATGACGATCCGCTTTTGATTTATGATTTCAACATTACTGTAGACAGAACGGCGACGATCGATACGAAAGAATTGCTTGTATACGATTCAGACGGAACCAGTCTTATAGGAGACACATATAAAGGGAGCATTATCAGCAGTTCAGCGATCGGAAATATAGCCGGACTGAGATTCAATTCCAAGGAAAATACGGTTTATTTGAAAATTCCGCAAGGCGGATCTGTTCAAATTCAGCCGAACTGGAGGGCTTTCTGAATGGCAATTTATTGTTGGAAACGTGAAAATTCAACAGATATAACGAAAGAGATTCTGCATCCTGATGTGCAACTGCTTCCGAGCACGTGCGAATTAACTGCGGAACTGAATGGAATCTGGCAGTTGAATTTAACGCATATCGTTTCAAATGACCACAGATTTGAGTTGATAGAGCCGGGAGGATTGCTGCAGGTTCCCTCATTCAATGGTAATCAGTATTTTAGAATCACGCAAACGGAAATTACCGAATCGGAAATCAGTGCGGTTGCGTATCCTATCTTCTACGATGCGATGAACTGGGTGTTCATTCCCCACTTGGAATTAACAGATGTCAGCGGTCAGGATGCAGTAAACCAATTGAATGCATTTGTAACAACTGATATGCCGTTTCCGTTTCAAATTTATTCCGATATCACGGAAAAGAACAGTTTTACTATTGATACCTGTAACTTGATCACAGCGTTGAACGCAGATTCAGAAGACGGCGCTTCTTTTGTTTCAATTTACGGCGCCCAGTTGATTTTTGATAATTTCAAGTGTTA